TTCGTGATTTTTCGGACGTCGCTAAGGATTCTAAATCTTCCATTTGTAACCACCCGGAAGATTATTCTCTCTATCATATTGCTGTTTTTAACGATGCTGATGCTAGCATCGTTTCTTTTCCGCAGCCCAGATTGGTCTCTCGCGCTTCCGAGTTTAAGGCTCTTGTATGATTTACTCTGACCTTCAAGGTGCCGATATTTTGTGCGGTCTTATGAACGCTGTGCGTTCTGCCTTGAAGGATGAACACCTTAATTCTGGTGTTCGTTGTGATGTTTCTTGTGTTCTCTGTAATCAACTTAAAGAGGCCTTGGCGCGAGCCGAGGCCTCTTTTTTTTAGGAGGTCTTATGTCTAAAGTTTTTCGTTCCGCTTATTCCGGCGCTGTTTCTTCTTCCATTGATTTTTCGAAGTCTCCTTCGCGTACTAAGCAGAGTTTTCGTGACGCTGCGGATATCAATTCCATTGTTGCTAAAGCCCGTAAAACGGGTATTTTGGGTGACCCTACTTCTATTGGGTCTCGTAAAGCCGTTTTCGGTGATTTTTCTTCTTCTGGTGATTTTATGGCGGTTCAGAACCGTCTTGTCGCGGTTCGTAACGCCTTTGATGAGCTTCCTTCGGATGTTCGTCTCAAGTTCAATAATGACCCCGCCTCTTTGATTGATTTTATGGCCGATTCGCGGAACGATGCGGAGGCTATTAAGTTGGGATTAAAGCCGAAGCCTGCTCCGGCTCCAGACCCGGCCCCGGTTGCTCCTGTGGTCGCTCCGACCAATCCTGCTCCGGTTCCCGCTCCGGTTTCTATTCCTGAGCCGAAGGCGAAGGAATAGGTCAGCACATTGTCCTCTCTTGTTGTAAATGTGCTAACTGACACCGGGCTTTGTCCTGTGTGTCGTGTTTTTGATGGTTTTTTAGGTCATTGCGTCCAGAAGGTTGACTATTGTCCGCCGGATGCAATGGTTCGCCGGAAAGTTTTCCGGCTTGATAACTATAAAAAAAGGAGTCCTCTCCATGAAATTCCCGTCCAACGCTAATCACAAGTTTTCCGAAGTCCCGAAGGCTGAGATTCAGCGGTCTGTCTTTGATCGTACTTTTACGCATAAGACTACTTTTAATGCGGGTTACCTTATCCCGTTTTTTCTCGACGAAGTCCTTCCCGGTGATTCTTTCAAAGTCGATGCGACTTTGTTTGCCCGTCTTGCGACTCCTATTGTCCCGATTATGGACAATATGTATTTGGACGTTCAGTATTTCTTTGTTCCAAACCGTTTGGTTTGGTCGAATTTTCAGAAGTTCATGGGTGAGCGTACTCCTGACCCGGATTCTTCGACGGATTATGTTATTCCTACGCTTCCTCGTCCCGCTGCGACGGGTTTTGTGGTCGGTACTCTTGCCGACTATTTTGGTCTTCCGACTGGTGTCGTTGGTGCGGATGGTTTTTCTGTCAATTCTCTTCCGTTCCGTTGTTACAATTTGATTTGGAACGAGTGGTACCGCGATCAGAACATGCAGGATTCCGCGCATGTTGATCTTGATGACGGCCCTGACGTGATTACGGATTACGTTTTGAAGCGTCGCGGTAAGCGTCACGATTATTTCACTTCCTGTTTGCCGTGGCCTCAGAAGGGCGACGCTGTTGCGTTGCCTCTTTCTGGTAATGCGCCTGTAACTGGTCTCGGTAAAGTAAATCAAACGTACGGAAATTCTCCGGCGGATGTTTACGAAACCGATGGTACTGGTGTCACTTCCTACACCGATTGGTCTGGTGTTTCTGACACCGGAAATAATTATTTCCGTATTGAAGAGGATCCTAATAATGCAGGTTTTCCTAATGTTCGTGCTGATCTTTCTGCTGTTACTGCTGCGACTATCAATGAGCTTCGTGAAGCGTTTCAGCTTCAACGCTTACTTGAGCGAGATGCTCGCGGGGGTACTCGTTATACTGAGATTATTCGCGCTCATTTTTTGATTACGTCACCCGACCAGCGACTTCAGCGTCCTGAGTTTCTTGGAGGCTCTTCTGCTCCGATTATTATCAATCCCGTTCAACAAACTTCTTCCACTGATGCGACTACTCCGCAAGGTAATCTTGCGGGTTTCGGTACCGTTGTTAATCGCAACGGATTTACCAAGTCTTTTGTTGAGCATGGGTATATTTTAGGTCTCATGTCTGTCCGCGCTGATCTCACTTATCAACAAGGTATCGACCGTTTGTGGTCGCGTTCTACCAAGTACCATTTCTACTGGCCTGCTCTAGCTCATCTCGGCGAACAGGCTGTTTTAAATAAGGAAATCTACGCCAAGGGTGTTACTGCGACCGACGATGCTGTTTTTGGTTATCAGGAGCGGTACGCTGAGTATCGTTACAAGCGTTCCATGATTACTGGTGTCCTTCGTTCGTCGTATGCGACTCCGCTTGATTTTTGGCACCTGTCCCAGGAGTTCACTGATTATCCGACTCTTTCGGATACGTTTATTCAGGAGACTCCGCCGGTTGAGCGTGTCGTTGCGGTTACCGATGAGCCTCAGTTTATTTTTGATTCGTTCATTAAGAATCGTACTGTTCGTCCGATGCCCGTTTATTCTGTTCCTGGTTTGATTGATCATTTTTAAGGCCTTTTTTGCGGTTCATTTTCATTTTATTCTTGAGCTTCTTTGGCCGTTTTATTTGATCTGTTTTTTATTACCCCGGCGCTTGCGCCGGGGTTGCGCCTCCCGGCGCGGAAAGGGTTTTTATGGAATGGACGGACATTGTTCAGTTTATTGCTGATTCTGTTATCGGTTTTCTGATTGTTTGGCGCTCCCGGAAGGGGCGCTAGTATGTGGGCTCAGTTGGCCATGGCCGGCCTTCAGGCCTATTCTGCGTATCAAGCTTCCAAGTCTGCTCAGGGTGGTCAAGAGTCCGCGAATTCTGCGAATATTGACCTTGCCCGCGAGCAAATGGCTTTTCAGGAGCGGATGAGTTCTACTGCTCATCAGCGCGAGGTTGCCGATTTGCGCGCTGCGGGTCTTAATCCTATCCTCTCCGCCACTGGCGGGAATGGCGCTTCTACTCCCCAGGGCGCGATGCCTTCTGTTGATTCTACGAAGCGCCATAATCCTGAGCTGATGGCTTCTACTGCTCGCTTGCTTTCTGAGTCTCGTCTTTTATCTGAAAAGGTAAAAACTGAGAGGACTCAGCAAGCGCTTAATCTCGCGCAAGCGAGTGGTTCTATTGGTCTTCCCGGTTTAGCTAAGGTTCCCATTTCTCAAGTGCAGAGCGCCATTAAGAATACTTCTGCGTCTCTTGCCGGGCCTATGGGTCTTTTTTCTGCTTCTGCGAAGGCTGTTCCTCGCAAGAAGCGTTTTGGATTTATCTGATCTGAAAGGAGGTTTTATGTATAAGCGCTCTGCGATTCGTAATAAATCTCAAGACCGCAAGGTCTTTTCTCGTTCCGCTGATCGTGTTCACCCTAAGAATCTTCAGGGGAATCCGATGCGCGGAGGGATTCGGTTGTAATTTATGCCGTGCTTTCATCCTGTTTCGGCTTTCCGTTCTTCTCGGTGTTTGCATCCGAAGAGTGGGAAGCCGATTCTTTTTTTTCGTGAGGATGCTGTTCGGGCTTGGCCCGGTTATGAATCCCTTCAGGTTCCCTGTGGTTCCTGTCGCGGTTGCCGTTTAGAGCGTTCCCGCCAGTGGGCAATTCGGATTATGCATGAAGCCTCTCTTCATGCTGAGAATTGTTTTATTACTCTTACTTACGCTCCCTGTTATTTACCTGAGAACGGTTCTCTCGTTCTCCGCGACTTTCAATTATTTATGAAACGTCTTCGTAAGCGTTTCGGTTCTAAAGTTCGTTTTTTCCATTGTGGTGAGTATGGGGAGCGCTTTCAGCGTCCCCATTATCACGCCTGTCTTTTTAATTTTTCTTTTCCGGCAGATGGTCTTAATTTTATTCGCGTGACCGACCAAGGGCATCGCGTTTATTGGTCTGAAGATCTCGCTCGTCTTTGGCCGTTTGGTACCCATGAAATTGGGTCTCTTACTTTTGAGTCTGCTGCCTATGTTGCCCGTTACATTTTGAAGAAAGTTAACGGTGATGAGGCCGAAGAGCATTATTCTTCTGTTGATGAGCAAGGCAATTTTTTTCGCCGGTCTTCTGAGTACGTTACTATGTCCCGGCGTCCCGGGATTGCTTCCGATTGGTATGAGAAGTTTTCTTCTGATGTTTTTCCTGACGATTTTGTCGTCATTCGTGGGGGCGTTAAGTGTAAGCCACCTCTTTTTTATTCTCGTAAATTTGAGTTGACAAACCCTGAAGAGTCTGCTTTACTTAAGACTGTAAGGGTTGATCGTGCGCGGGCGAATCCTCACAATTCGCCAAAGCGCTTAAAGGTTCGTGAGGTAATTCAATCGGAGCGTTGTAAACAACTTAAAAGGAGCTATGAAAATTATGGAACTTAACATTTTTTCAATTTTCGATGAGAAAGCGCAGGCGTTTCTTACGCCTTTTCTTAAGCCTCATGTGGGGCAAGCGATTCGTGATTTTTCGGACGTCGCTAAGGATTCTAAATCTTCCATTTGTAACCACCCGGAAGATTATTCTCTCTATCATATTGCTGTTTTTAACGATGCTGATGCTAGCATCGTTTCTTTTCC